TGTGTGCCTCCGCCTATGTTTTTCTGGTGAGTTTTGCACGGTTTACCGTGCTCACAGTTATTGCAACAAGAAGTGGCGCCCGTCTTCTCCGCCTTACTCGCCTGAGCAGGACTCGCTACTGCTACATCAAGCGAAGGATTGCGGGCGCTCGGGGTAGGTTTAGGAGGTATCATGATCTGTTTCCTTGTCCAGGTCTTTAGTCGATTAGGAATTATATATCCTGCCGCCGGATCTCTCGGGAGGATAACCTGCCCTAGCTTAGAGCCAGCAGAGTCCTGTTTTACTTCGTTTCCCTTTGGAGGAGCTTCCTCAAGGGATTCTTCGCTAATCCATAGTTTCCTATCCCCGAAGTCTACAAGATATTTAGTACTAGAAGAGGACGGTTCTCCACCTACCTGAGGCTTCTGAGTAAGAGGTACTTGCTGAGTACCTACGGCTTGGGGTTCTCCACCATAGTCAGACGTTTGAAATTGGCTATCGTTTGGGGTAGGAACTATCTCTCCTCTAGCGCCTTCTACATCCTGTGGGTCATGAAGGGAGGTTGTTCCTGGTACGATATCAACAACCTTGCCAATCTTATCTAGAGGTACTTCATTTGTGTCTGAATACGTGACAACTACTTGATCACCTGTTTGGAATGTGGGCTCTGCGCCGGCTTTAAGAGCATAGGCTGTGTCAATACGAGATCCACGAAGGCGAGTATTGCTCCGGGAGCCTTGATCACCTTTTTCGCATGGTGAACGAGAGCTTCCTTGCTCTGGAGGGCACGGACACCAGCCGCTAAAACATCTACCTTTGGCTTTAGCAGCATACATACCTATAGCTTTGCGGCATTTGGGTGTAATATACATCCACTCTTTGTCTAAACTGTCCCGAATAGCTCCTGTATTAGCGCCCACACCGACTATGGAAGTCTCTGTGTGATCCCAAACTTTGAAGAGCCAACCCAGTGGCATCATCGGATTCTGTGAATGAGTTCTTGCCTTCTCGTGAGAATACTCATTGTCGCGCCTGGCAGCGTCAATCGGGACAAATGCAATAGAGGTAGCATTCAGAAAACCACGCATCACCTTTCCATAGATATACATGGCATCTTCATCTTCTTTATCGAAGAAGCAAACGGACTTGATCTGCTTCTCTTCCGGAAAGACGTACAGCTTACCGTCCGGTCCTATACTTTTCCCAATGCTGATTTCCCACTGCTGGTGTCCAAAGAACCAAACAGGGTTTTTGGCATAGTGCTCGCCGCGCCAGCCAAGAGGAACTACAATATCTCCGTCTCGGTCTTCTTGGTAGGTAGTGATAGTGAAAGGGATTGCGTACCGATCTTCATTGGCGTGCGCTACATCCGCAGAGCCACTCTGACCCATGCCAAGAACTGGCACTGGTCCATCTCGGTATATATATGCCCATCCTTCCATGAGGGCAGTGCCGTCACCTGGAGTGAGAGTACCGTTGCGAAGGGATTTCTCTACACGTTGCCTACGAGCAGTTATATCTGCAAAACAAGAATGGACCACGACTATGTTACCTAGAGTGTCCTTAAATGCTCTAGGTTTAGCCTAGTACACCAGGAATGAGATTACAAGATAAGATATATTAAGGATCGGTGGGTATCGTCTCCTTAGCTACGTTCTTTTTCTCATGACATAAACTCTAGGGGAGGCGCTGGTAGGACTACGATCTCGACAAGTAACACATTCGGTGTAATACAAATCACTCCAAATTCCGACCTCTTTTACGAGAGGTCTATCCTGGCTGGGAGCAATCGCTTGGTACTTTTCCACCTCAACTATAGTGCCACAGACAGGACATTTGCCGGACAGAATCTCATTGTAGCGTTTGGGATCTTGAGATTCAGGTTTTTTCCATAACATGATTTCACCCTGGGTCGAAAATATGCAACCACTTCATCTCACTCTTTTCTAAACAGATTCTGTGTTTAGGACCATGTTTGTCGCTTATACACGAGTGTGCGAGGAGCATGTCAATCCAGCAATCTTCGTGGGATCTGTAGCATACCCATTCACTGGCGGAGACTGGTTTATTGCAGTGCGGACAAGTTTCATTCACAGATAGATTCCCAACATTCATGGCACAGACACAGTTCCCGGCAACAACCATTTTCCTTCCATCGATCAAAATGGAATTTACACATTCGCTCGGCATGCTGTCTTGCACCTTCTACCGAACCCAGAGGTGGGTAGGATTTCTTGCCGCAGTTATCACAAACAATGTGGAACGTTTGGATAATAGAGGTCTCAATCATACACTAGTTACTTGATCCTCCACTAAATTGGTTCCCTAAAACGGTCCTCCGTTCGATACCGGACTTCCTTAACCCAAATATCACTACGAAGTTTGTTCATTTTGGCTTTTGACAAGGCGTCTGCTTCATTATCGGCCTCTACCATACCGATGAAAAACCCTTCGTCGTCGAATACCTGGAATATTGTAGTCTGAACAGTCTTTTCAAGACTCTCCGGCAAATCCGACAAACTTAACACCCCCCAAGGTGTTTCTACTTTCCAACCTTCTAATACGTTCATAGTACCTCTGTAAATGTGCAAAAACAGTTGCTTGCAATAACCCCATCTGCTACAGTATACATGCTTGTAGCAGACATTACATCATACACAGGACCAGCATAATGAAACCTACTAATCTTGACGATTTGGCATCTAGATATTTGGCTGGAGAAACGCTCCAGAGTACTGGGCAATCTCTGGGAGTGTGTAGCCATACGATTAAAGACTGGCTTAGGAAACACAGGATAATGCTTCGGACAAAAAAGGAGGCTACTGCTCTTGCTAAAAGGAAGCCGGTGAACACCGCCGAAATAGTCCGGCGATACATCTCTGGAGTAAACGAATTGGCGCTTGCCCGTATGTACAGGGTAAGTAGGGGAGTTATTCATCGTCGGTTGACTGAGTCTGGAGTTCAGATAAGAGGTATGGAAAACACTTCCAGAGGACTTAAAAGATGGCACGCGTCTCACAGCATCGAAGAACGCCGACTTAGTACGGCTGCTGCTCATGCCGCCGTCCGTGGCAGCACGCAAAGCGAGGAGCACAGATGTAAGATCGCTTTGACTATTGAATCTAAGGGGATCGTCCATAGTCCTAATGAAATAATGCTCGCTGAGTGGTTTAGTGGTTTGGGGTACAACGTTGTTCCTCAAAAAGCTATAGGCAGGTACAACGTTGATATCGCCCTTACAGAATTCTCCGTCGCCGTGGAGATATTCGGAGGAAACTGGCACAGCGGTGGTAGTCATGTGGTTCGTTTCCGCCCACGAATCGAATACCTGCTCGATAGAGGGTGGCTGCCTATTATTGTCTGGATTACTTCCTCTCACCGTCTTCGGCATAGTGTAGCGGAGAAGATCATCTCCCTCTCTCAAGCCTCCCGCCATAACAAATCCTTGAGGTGTCAAGAATATGTGATGCGAGGTGACGGTTATATGGCTGCCCCCAGCCAAGTCAATCCTAGTAACGGGGCCATCAAAATGGGCTTTAATCCCGGCAATCCCAGCCGGGACATTTATGGGCGTTTCAGGTAATAGGCAGTGAGGGTGCGCGGGCGGGCATTGGATAACGGCGTAAGGACCACCATTCGGATCTACGAAGAATGGTTTATCCAATGCCTTAACACGTCCAGATAGCTTTAGGCATAACTTACAAGCGTCTGGGGATGCTTCCCATTCTTTCCCAGTAACCACGGGATTAGCCTTTGCCGCCATCAGAGAACCCATATTAACGAACCTGGACGTTTCGGTTGTTGCAATTGTGTAAGCCCGGTAAGGATGGGAGAATATTTTGTAAATCTCCTTTGCAAGGTAAGCAACAGCGTCACCACGCGGTAGCCCTTCTCGGTAGAGTTTTCGGAGGTCCTGTAGAGCCTGTTTCAAATCTCTAGTAGCGGTTTCAGTAGTAGAGCGGGCGAATTGAAACGTATGGTGATCTACGGCATCCAGAACCTCTGGGCGAAACAGGTCAAACTGATAGCCAAGCCGTGAACCGCCCACGGCTTTAGCTACTGACAACGGTGATACTCGCCTTCTCTCGTGATACGATTGCAGCGACGACATACGCCCGTTTTCAGGTTTCATCACCCCCTTATTAAACAATGGACGGTAGATGCTAGGTCTGTCGATAGGCCATCCACCCTGAAGGGCGGCAGTCCTACGGTTACTGATCAGCATACCGAATTGCCAGATTTGAAGAGTAATTGGCTTTACACTATCCACAATGTGTTGTGGCCATGAGCTTAGGTCTGGGTCTTCCCCCTCCATTAGAGCGTCGAATCTCCGGCTAAGTATGGAACGAGCTTCTGCATGTCCAATCATTTGTAGGACGTGTGAGAACCTCATACTGCTGGTGATTGGAGAAGCGACGGCGGGCATCTTACTACTCTTTTTTCATTGCCCCGCACTTACACCCAGCGGTTATTAGCGTAGCCGTAGAGCAAGTACACTCTATTTCCTTATGAGCATCTTGTACTGTAAAATTTACGCCCTCTATGGCTGCGGCAGTATTCCGGGGAGGTGGAACAACCTTGGAAACATCGACTGGACTCAGGTTTTCATTATGTTGTACACCCTTGATCTGGATGATCTCTCTCATGGGTATCCAACACTCCGTATTCACCCCTGGTACTGGCAGAAATCCATCCATGCCTTCCCCACGTACAGCGATACCTTTATGGTTCACTTCATTAGTGCACTCAATAGAGATATGGCGCAGTTCACATACTTCTGTAGAGTTGACAGTTGGGGCCATCCAGATGAATATTTGTTCGTAATTTACCCAGTCATTATGACAGCAGTTGGCGAATTCCCTCCAGCTCTGGTCAGGGTTGGGAGATTTCATCTTCATTTTGAAGCTGCCAAGCTGCGAGGTCCACCAAGGGAACTGCACACACCAGTAATGGGGTTTTCTCCACGCGATACCCCTAATCTCGCTTGGTGCCGTCTCTTGGGGAGAGGTGTTCGCAGTACATTGAACTGTAGTGAACTTACCTACAGCTTTTGCTATCTGTTCGTCGGTTATGCAAGGTTTAACGGATTTGAGTTCGGCTTCTCTGTGATAGTCCATTAGTCTTGGTGGTCCACTGATAGTATCCTCGTTACCTTCTACTTCTACCGTTTGAGAGAGTGGATGAACTTCCACGATCCACCCAGGAAACATCTCTTCAGCCAGAGTCAATAGTTTCTTCAGGTTTAAGGGCACCTTACTACTCATTACCATCGTCGTCTTCTCCTGTTTGCACTGGAACCAAAGTTTCATATTTAGAGAGTATTTCTCTGGCCCACTCTACCAAATCTTCTACTCTCTGGCCGGAAGGATGGCTAGAAGCCTATAATTCTAGGTTTTCTGGGCGGTTGTCGGTTTTAACACCATTTTTATGATGTACACTTTCTACTCTTGTTAGGTGTCTCCCTACAACTTTTTCCATGACAAGGATATGCTCAAATACATATCCACCCCAATTACACCTAGGGTGGTCTTTCTGTCGGACCATTTTATACCCGCGATTCAGTTTTACCCCACCATTCCATTGGTTGTTCCGTTCCTCTACGGTACTACACTTTCGGCAGCCAGTAGAGTGACCGCGACGTAGGTGTTTTACAACAACCTCGCTCTCTGTACCACAATCGCAACGGGCTAAATAGGTGATATGCCTTTGCATCTTACCTAGATACTTTACCAAAATCCATCTACCATACCTATCACCAGGTTTGGGCATTTTCCTCTGTTTTGGTAGGAACCTCTTCATTTGTTAAAAATCCTCCTGCCGGCCCACTAGACTCCCCGAGTGCTTTTTCTGTTTCCTCAGTTATACCATCCGAGGGTTTGCTAGTAAACTCTTGCACAATCTGATTGAGCATGTTTTTTGGTTTGGGCATGGCAGACACCCAACTAAGGGCTTTGAGCCCAGCCTGAGTCGTTGTGTTCTCTCTGAAGCCTACGCCAATCGGGCTCGTGAGTGAGCCAGCTTCCAGGGTTTGTCCTCCCTGAGCGGTCTTGGCTTCCCCCGAGCGCGGTTGAGTCTGGAAATCCGGTTCCCTATTGTACGGCTGAAGCAGCTCTGCAGTGTCATACCGCTGGATGATCGGATCTGGTTTGTACGTCAGGCGGTTTGGTATCCCTTTGACCACAACCCTTCTAGCCAAACTCTTTTTCTTAGAGAAACTGGACACCCAGTCTGGGAGTTTTTCAGCGGTAAGTTCCTCCGGAGTTACCAGATTTACCTCTGGGAAAGCCTTCATTCGGTCTATGTACGGCAACCATTTGTAGTAAAGATCCCTGGCCTTGCCCTCCCGAACGTAACGGTTGTCACCCCTCAGCTTTCCGTATTCCCCGTCTCGCTGGAGCCTCTGGCGAACAACAGTATCCTCATCCGCGTCTATCAGGAGAATATCGTGTCCGCGCAAAGTTCCTGGATGAAGGAGGAACTGGCATCCTTCCAGGATATGGGGATGCTTGCGACTTAGAGCCTTCCGAATTACCCGCTTCAGTAGCTTACGGAACCTGGTGTACGACGCTGTTCCCTTCTTGAATCTATCCGGGTCGTCTTTAAGAATACCCCCAGCACTCCAATCTTCTTCATTATCCAAATGATGGATAGGCAAACCTGTAGCCTTGCTGACTTTCTTCGACAGATAGGTTTTTCCGGCCCCTGAAGATCCAGTAATGATCAAATGTTTGGTTCTCTGGTATCTCTTTCTGCCCAGCTTATTGAACACCGCATCCGTTATATCTTTCCACGGTATATCGGCGGGAACGGCGCGGTTGTCTATGTACACGTCCGCCTTGATTTTCCTGGAGTTATTATCCTGTTCTGTATTGTTGTTAACGTCATCGTAGGGGAGTTTGTAATCATCCATCCAGTCAGCTACCTCATCTAAATCCTCTCGGGAAGTCCATACAATAATCTTGAGCCCGGCGTCCCAGAATCTATTGAGAGCTTCTTTGACGCCTTTTCTTGGCTCTTGTTCGCCAAGGTCATTGTCTTCTCCATCCTTATCTTCGTGGTCCGCGATAGTCCCGTCAAAATCAATCGCGATAGCTTGTGGCTCTTCTTCCTCTGGAACCTCCTCCTCCTCCTCATCTTCCTTACCCGTAGGGTAATTACGTGGCAACCCGTTTTCTTTTAGCGGACTATCCCCTACCTCTTCTGGATGATGAAGAGGTTGAGAAGATCCTTTCTCCCGTGTTTCCCTACCGATAATCATCATGTCGGCATTACCCAGATCCCCGACGTTCAGGTTGTGGTTCTGAAGAAAATCCTCAAACTCTTGGTCAAAAGTATCATCTTCTTCGTCGTTATTGGCACCACGGTCTGAGCCCTGGATACTGTCTCCCCAGTAACCTTTCTGTTGCTCTTGATTAGGTCCCCATACATGCCCGTTAAGAGTATCCTTAGAATTTAATTCATGGAAATCCTTAGAACTCCTAAGTTGGTCAAATCTTCTTTTTGCGCCGGATATCTCTACCTTACCTATACCGGTTGTCCTTAATGCGTCTGCTATAGCATCCCAATCCCAAGATTCCACCTCTGTTGGTATATGTAGATTCTCTGCATAGGATTTAGACAGTAGCCAGTCTTCGGCCATAAACGAAGGATCTAAGTCTAGTGAGTGTCTATATGGATGGGTAGTGAGGTCTTCATAAGCTAATGACGCACCATTATCGATAAGGACAAGTTTACCTTGGGGAGTCACTAGCCAATTTCCGGGGTGCCTGTCCCGATTACCTATAATATAGTCAAACGCAGCTGCTCTCGCTACATCTAGTAAGCTAGACCCATACATCTTAGATTCTTCTAGTTTATTACCAGAAGTAGTATTTGGTATGTAGTGCTGTATACTTCCGTATTTACCGTTTATTGGCTGTCTTCTCTCTACAGTTAGTGGAACTAAATCATTTAAACCAATGACATTTGCAATGGCAGATGCCGCTCCTTCTCTCTTACTTAAACTTCCACCCCCTATAATCTTTCTCAATAAATCGTCAGGTGGAATCTCAACTTTGAAAACTCCTTTTTCCTTCCCTTTGAATTGCACCAAGTACACTTCCCCAAAACCGGATGGGAATTCAGCCAAAGTAGCAATTGGAGTACTGGACATAAATGTCCGTCTTAACTTATCCCTATTGGGTTTGGCAGATGCGGGCTCCCCTACTGAGGTTCCTGTTTGGCCACTTGGCAAACATCGACCATGTTCATCTCTCGGACAATCCTCAAAGTAGGAACTTTTGGTTTCTGGAGAAAAGGTATTCTCATCCCTCTGGTCTATATTGGCCTCCCTATCTTTGCCGTCCGTGGTGGTAGTGTCACTGGAAATGTAAAGAGGGCTATTTCGGAGTTTATTAGGCAGCTTAGTCCTATTATGTTCTATACCGGTTTCGTACATCCCTGATTCATTCTGATCTATGAACTCTGATTGCTTCTCGGTTCCAAACTGCTGGTCTAGCCAATGCCCCGCATCCTCCATAGCCTGTTTTGGCAGCTTGTAACTTCGACTTCGGTACACAATCTTTCCATCTCTCAAAATCTGTGCAGAGGTTTCTCCAGCTAGAGGTATGAGCTGAATATCATGCCCTCTCTGACGATTAACAGATACAGGATCTGTTTTCTCCAAGTTTGGTATGACCGGAGGGTTGCTAGTGACTAGATCAAGACGAGGTGGGAGTTGTTTGCTCTTCTTAATCCCTTGCATTCGCAGGACTCGCTCTGCTGCATTGGCGCGAAGATGAGCTTCTTCGTAGGTCTCTCCAGATTTAAGCAGCCTTACCTCGAACGTTTCATGGTAGATCACAAAAGGCCAGTTCTTACTGGCATTCTCTGTATCAATCCAAATCTGGTCTTTAGGTATGAACTCTCTTACATACCCATTCGATCCTTCTATGAAGTCCATAGCATCTGCTATTTTGACTTTGGATGCTTCCACCCAAACGACTTGCAGACCATCTACCATGTCTGTGTGCCTATTAGCAGCAGACAAACACTGTTGCCATAACTCAGGGTCTATTGGATCGGCAGTTTGGGCTGTATCATCTTCAGAAGGTGGTAGAGGGCGCCGAGAACTGTCTTTTATGATCTGTGATTTAAGATCCTTGGCATAGTCGTCTCCACTCTCATACCCCATATCGCTCCAATGACGGAGAGTCCCCGGACCACTCCAGAAAATACAACAATTTCTATCTGTTACAGGTTGACCGAATATGACGGGATGAGTGCATATGGTTTTGTCCCCATTATCAATTTTGAAAATGCAATTTGCACACGTAGCACCCTCAATATTTTCAGGAAATGTCACAAAATCTGCTCGGGCTAACGCCACCGGTGATATACCCTCTCCCGGCATTTCCCCACCCTGCTCGTCAAGTTTTTTAGCAATGGAACTTGCTTGTTGTTTGGCAACAATAATTGCTCTACTCAGCTCTTCGGTGTCATAAGTCCGGCCCGTAACTTTCTCTACAAACTTAGCGAACTTCTTGAGCGTGGATGGCATGGGTGGCATACCTCAGTCTGAGCCGGAGAAGTATTACTGCTGCTGGTATTATAATACCTTGCTCATAAGGAATGAAGTTCATATAATAAAGCTACCTCCGGGGGACACCCGGAGGCAGCACGTTGGGCGTGTTTATCCAACCCAGACACGCCACCCAACAGGTTCAGTATACCACATACGTGCTTCCCAGGGTAGGCTCAGTGGGTTCGCCAGTCCAGATTCCCAGAAATGGGTTCTGGAGGGGCTCGGGCGCGGTGGAAAGTAACCATTACTGAGGGGTGCCCACGAGAGTAGGAGGCGGCGAAACCGCTGTACCTGCCACACCAGCTCCTCTTCTGAAATGGAGAGGCTTAGCAACTCTCGTGAAAAACCGACCGATAGATTACACAGACGGCTGTGACACCAGGACTTCCGACCTTTTGCGGAAGCAGCTAATCCCGAAATAAAGCCGTTACTTGGCTTCGGTGTGCTGAACCAAGACCCTGACTTTTTCAGGGGAAGGTAGAACAGAGCCGGACTGGCAATCAGGAGGGAGGAAAGAGCAAAGGGGGATGGTACATAGAAAGGTACTACAAATCAAGAAATCAGTATGAGAAGTAGTTCTTCCTCTTCTTGCCGTCTGTTTGGTGGGCCAATTTGAAACTTGACGTTGCTTCCCCTAAACTTGATCCTACCGGGCTGGGCTTGTAGTACCAGGTACTTCTGAGGGACGAATGGTCCTCTCGGGGAATCAGGAGCGGTAGACGGAGCCCAAGATCCACTCGCTCCGGTGCCACTACCCGCCGGGCCATCCATCCACTGAGGAGGAACTACATACCCACCGGTTTGCCCCGAAGTAGTATTCATAGGGTTGCCAGGAGGTGGTAGGGGAGGTGGAGGCGCTGGCGGTGCAACAAATGCGATCAGAGGGCCGAAAGAGGTTATGGGCTGCTTAACATCGTACATGGTTCCAGGGATTTCTTGTGGTATCGCCTGGATAATGGTCAAATACTGAGAAGATGGAGGGGCTGTAAATGGTATTTGAGATGGCGTAAGAGTAAATTGGGCACCAGGATGTAGTTGTTGTGGAGGAGGTGCTGTCTCCTGAGCTAATACAGGAGGTGGTGTAGGGACCGACGGAGGAGGCGTACCAGAGCTTATATGGGGCTTGCCCATTCTAGCTATGACTGGATCAGATGCCGAATCTTCTTCTAGTACCTGCCCAATAGGAGTACTCGCCGCCGTCCATACGATAGTAGTCACCGAAGATGGTGGGGGAGGCGGAGGTACTTCTTCGACCGATGGCGTAGTAGGTACAACAATCCCAGGTGAGAAAAAGTCCGGCGATGGTGCTGTCTCTCTAGCTACTACCCCTTTAGGAGGCGGTGGTGGAGGCACCAACCGAGCCTGGGAAGTAATAATGATAAACCCAGGTATTAAGAAATCTGGCGTAGGGGCAGTTTCTTTAGCTATTACCGCTAAAGGAGGTGCTGGCGGAGATACATATTGAGCACTTGATAACAACACCACTACCCCAGATTGTGTATAGTCCGGGGGTGGGGCCGTTTCTTTGGCTAGAACTGGGCGTGGAGGTGGTGGAGGTGGTACGAACTCTGGAGGTACTGACGTTATGACTATCGTGCCAGGTTGGAAGAAGTTTGGAGAAGGGGCTGTTTCTCTAGCTATTACCGGGTACGGAGAGGGAGCAAACGATACAACAGCCGGCGCGGCATAAGTGGTAGAATAGAACGCAGACCCACCCCATTGGGGTAAGGTCATGAGAATCTCTACGGGAGTACCCGTTACTTCCAGTACTCGCGATGGAACGTCAGTAAATACAAAGTCAAGCGATAGGAACATAAGACTTACTGCATCACTACGTAGTTCCAGATATGCTCTGCGGCCATCAAAGCTGGAAGAGCTACTGTCCCTCCTAGAATCGTAAATCCATTAACTGTTACATTAGCCTGTAGTAGTTGCCATGAATTAGGGGCTAAACCAAACGAGGTAGCGTTAGCTGGCATCAGGATAACTTTGGGCACTGATGTATAAGGTGTATTGAATGTAACGTTTACTAAAGGAAGATTAACTGTGGGAGTATCCAGAACAGAGGTTGTGAGGGTAATAGTACCAGCCGCATCATTTCCTTGGATACCAACAATTGCGTTCGCACCAGCACCGGTGCCAGATGTTACAGTCGGAGTACCGGTAGCTCCTACTACATGATTGAGCTTTACATCACCGCCGATGTTAACTATTGCGTTCGCATCTACGTCCGCACCCAGTCCAATCCGACCGATAGTACCATCAGATTCCAGTACTATAGTTAGCTTGGGACTTAAGCTATCTGGCACCCAAATCTCAAACCTGGTCCGCCCAGTTATATCTTGGTAAGCGCGAAAACAGGCATCTACCAAAATCTGGTTGTTACATACTATAAGCCCGAGAGGATTTGGAGCGACCATATTCACTACCTTTCCCACCATCCTACGGTTATAGCTGCACTAACTCCTGGCGTATCACCAGGACTCCACTGATGAAGGATCATAGACGCATTGATGCCCGATCCTAAGACTATTGGCGGACATAGTACTATACATAACAATGGGTTTACACCATCGATCAGGTGTGACCGGCTCTTATTGACTGTATCAAATATAAATAGCAGCGGAGAACCTGCTGAAGGAGAACCACAAGCAACCCCCCTACTAACTAACCGTGCTGCACCGGTCGGTGCTGATGTTGTTCCTTGTCCTAGCTGTACATTGGCTATAGAAATAGATGGTAAGTTAGGATTAACACATTGTGCAGGAAAAATCGTACCATCAGTTTGTCGTATAGCCGGGTCAAGTTTGATTGCGAATTGTACTGAGGTTCCTAGTGATACTAAAGTGGGGTTAAAATAGATAAAATCGGGGTAGATCCTTTTTCCACCTATAGGTGCGGTATTGCGGATAATACAAGTGGTTGTTGTAGTGTCTGTGAAAGAAGTAGGAAGATTGTAAGTAACTGCATTATCCTGGGAGTCAGAGACAAAGTACGATCCCTCATCGGTTATTACACTGAAACCCTTAGCATAAGGAATAACTAACTGCTCGCCATATCTGTGTGCTCTGGGGTTAACACTCACACCTCCCTCTCTACTGGGATATGGGAGATCTCTGCTTATAATACTCAACAGGTTTACGTCAAACGCCATTTATCGTTCCCACCATCCCATTTCGTACTCATACTGACCTACCGGAGTACCCGTGTCTGCAAAAATAACATGCAATAAAAATGTACATCCTGGGTCAATAGCTACCGGAGCAAAAGGTTGCACATTTCTAGTTGCTGTGGCTGTATTCATGGCTAAACCCCCCATTGGTCTATCTATAGGGCCGAATATAAATAACCATTCATCATTAGCTACAGGACCATTCATTCGTACCAACATATTCCCCACTATCCAAGTGAGTAAGACCGGTGAAGAGACAATAGGTGTCCACAGAAACTGCGCTATGGAAGTAGCGTCACTATCTTCATTAACATTTACAGGAACAGATGGTGTTCCTCCAGTAGCACGTTGTACAACATCAAGTTTAGCTTGTACGTGCACAAACGAGGGACTAGTAGGTAGGGTAGGACTCTGTATGATTCTTATGTAATCGGGATAAATACGCTTACCACCTAATACATCCGTATTGTACAGTGTTATCATCGCAATCGTATCACTGAATACAGATCCTGATACAGTGTAAGGGACTGATACTCCTGGAGTCTTATTAGTTACAACGAAGTAAGAACCCTCATCACTAAATGGATGATAGTTGGGGATCAGAGATATAACGTAAGGCTCTCTATACCGTCCCCAGCGAGGGGTAGACGGAGTTGTGTCCCTCATAGAAACTTGTGGTCTCTGTCTAGATACTAATCCCCTAGGGTTAATATCAAATGCCATACTTTATCGCTCCCACCAACCTGCTTCGTACTCAAAGTTACCCGCCGTGGTAGCATTACCGGGAAACCATACATGAAGTAGGAATGTGTGATTGTTACCTGGGCCAAGGATAACTGGTGGACAAGGAATAATCATACGTTGTGCTACAGTACCACCTAACAAGATACCAGCCGACTTTTCTACCGTGCCAAATGCAAATACCCATTCATCATTAATTACCGGAAGTACAGATCGCATTACCCCCCTGGATACTAATCTTGCAGCACCGCTAGCCGCTGTTACGGTAGGTGTAAAGCGGAAGTCCATAATAGATGCTGACTGAGATACATCTAGGTTAGGATTCTGGGGTGTGCTAGTTGTACCAGCCGTAGCCCTTAAACTGACATCTAATTTACAGGCAAACTGCCCGGCTGTAGAAGAAGCCGGTACAGTAGCTCCCTGGATAATACGAATGTAATCCAAGTAAAGTCTCTTACCGCCTGTTCCATCACCATTACGCATTGTGATCATTGCGGCTGTATCAGCAAATGCGGCGGTAATAGAGTAACTTACGGCTGTACCCGGAGTAGCATTCGTAGCTGTGTAATACGTACCCTCGTCACAGAGAGCTGCAAAGTTAGGATAGAGTGGTATTACTGTTTGTTCCCGATACCGACCCCATCTCGGGATAATAGGAGTTTGTCCGTCGGCAATAGGTTGTGGGAGACCCCTGGAAATTAACCCGGCTGGGTTTACGTCCATACCTGGCATAGTTAGTTACCTCCACTTTATAACTTACCGTAAAATACCTGCTGAAACTCTTGGATTGCATTTAATAGCTGTTGGAGAAGGTTTACAATTGCTGGTCCGTAAGGGTCACGGGTTATTGGACCAAATTCTGTACTAAGGGGGTCTCTATTCAGGACACTCGTATGAGCATCAGGCTGAGACGGGTCAGACAGATTCATACGCTGTCTGTAAGCTATCTGTCCAGAATCCTGTGTGATAGAGCTATTGTCTATCGCCGGTCCGTTCTGGTTAGGAACAACCTGGACGAAAGCATCTACGATAGCTATGAACTGTCCGGTAGGTGTAAGTGCAGCAGACATTTACTCAGCCTCATTCAAAAGATGCTTGTATTAATGGTGTTTCATTATCTAAGTCCAGCCGGAACGGTCCTGTCCCTAGATTGATCTGCACCGAAAATCCATATTCCCACCAGCCTATTAGGTTATTCCTATGTGCCGTGTCATCATATAACACTACGTATCGAAACGGCCCGATGAATTTCCTACTTTTAGGAGTGAATACCACGTCCTCTCTGGGAATAAGACTGTATATCCCACCTTCCTGAGAAGAATAGAGGATATGTAGTTTCTCTCCTCCTCTTCGGTAGCCGTTGCCAGGCTCTATTTCCTCTATATCCTCTCTGTAACGGTCTAGCGGAGATGGCTTTGTATTTGTTAGCATTACCTTCAGAGTATCTCTCTCTAGATCAAATACTCCATTCATTGCATCAGCTATAAAGCTGTGGAAGTAGTGGAATTCTCCTTCGGTCATTCCTTTGTCTCCAGAGTAGCGCTGATCAAATTGCCATCCTTATCGCGTTTGATCTTTAGCTCTTTCTTAGATTCTTTGATAACCACTCGCGCCGGAGCTGTCTTAATCTCGTTGTGAACTACTGGCGCAGGCTGATCAGGGATGTTCACGGTGTTCTGAACTACCGGCGCAGGTTGCTGAGGAACCTGAATGGTGTTGTTGACTACCGGAGCTTTCTGTTCCGCCGGTTGGATGACATTATGGACTATCGGCGTAGCTTGTTCCGGCACGTTAACTTCGTTGTGGAAATGTGCCTCTACGTTCGGAGGAGATTGTTCTGGAAGATGGATTTCATTATGAGGTTGCCCGACCGAGACATATGTATCTGCCGCTTTGGGAATATGGTTATGGATCTGAGTTACCGGCGGAGCTTTTCTCATTTCAGCCTCATATTTGGCCTTATCAGCCAACGCTTGCGCCTCTTTCGCTCGTGCCCAAGCTTCTTTCTGTTTGGTGCGTTCTCTTTCTACGTCCAGCCTTTCCGTGCTCTTGGCTTTGGTCTCTATCTTCTCTAGAGCGAAAAATCTACCAGCCAGGTCTACCAAATCCTTTTCGACTGGATGCCTATGACTGTTTATATTCTGGTACTGCTTCTGAAAATAGGTATACTCTCTCTGATAGCAGTCATAAGAGGTTTCGTCCTTAGTGATCTCACCCTCAAACTCACCAGGCTGCACAGCTTCTTGAACCTCTCCATTTGGTTCCTCTATTCCTGGTGACATATCATTATCGTAATAACCAGATTCCTCTGGCTCTCCGTTGGTGTGCATGTTGTCTAAGTTGTTTTCCGGCTTACCGACGGCGCCAGGAACTGAGGGTTGTTCTCTACCTTCTCCATTTCTTCCCTCGCTACCCAGGTTCGCCATAGGGGCTGCCATACGAGCTAACTCTTCCAGAGATCCTGCTTCGTTAACTGGTAGAGGCATAGGTCCACCAGGTCCCTGAACCCAAGGGGCATCACCAGCAAACATATATGACTTGCGCCCACGCAGAGCACGAACCTCATTCGGCGTTATAGCGTAAGAGGCTATATCTTGGGCAATGTCTTTGTTGACTTGGTCGGGATCGGCTGGTGTTGTGTCATCCCACCAGAGCCGGACGTTCTTCCCTGGACGGTTCCACCTCACTGCAAGATGCTTGGTATACGTTTGTCCCCGCATAACCAGCCTGGGATTAATACAGAAGCTATGAAGAGACATAAGAGTGGCTAATATTGATCCATATGTCATCTCTTTTACGATTCCCACAGCAGCCGGAGGAACTCTCCATGTCGCCAGGATCATATCCCGTATTTGTTCCTCGCTGTCCACATAAGCCATCTCAGTAGGGTTAAATGACAACGGCGTGACCTTCGCGCCCGGAGGAGTGATAAGTGGGCGTCCGTAGTTGAATTCTCCTTGGAACTTCGCTGCGAACTTGGCTTCGATGCGCGAGATTCTGTCATCGTTTGGGTCTTCGTAGCCTGGAGCTAGCTCTACCCACAGTTCTGGGCGCGCCTGGTTGATGAACTGCGACCACCGAGACTTTGAGATACTCTCTTCAGAGTCTATCCATTGTGCGATAGCCGATAGTTTGCTGTAGCCGTCAATCTTATTGATTGGGCTTTTCCAGCGCGTCATGATCACTTCGTTTGGGGGTAGTTTGAGCATTCCAGCACTTCCCATACCTCCCCACGGGCGTACTTCGTAGTACTGGATAAGCTGGTCAGCGTATGGATGCTCGGGCGATACGTAACGCCCACCGCCTGTTCGCGGCCATACCCAATGGGATGGGATACACCAACGTTCGCAGGGGATTCCCCAATCGTTTGGCACGAGCCATTCATAAGAAACTCCACATAGCTCTTCAAACATGCCCAGCTCGTAGGCAATGTCAAAAGAGGTGTCCACAGGATTTGGGTTTTCCCAGAGCCTTCTGAGAGGATGGTCATTCTCCAACGGCTCCAGTTCTTCATGAGGTTTAACTACAGATAGGGCTTTCGAACGATATTCGCCAATCGTCATCCAAGAGTGTCCGCCGTCGGATACCGTCACTCCCCCATTAAATTGGTGATTCATCTGGCGGTAGGCATGCTGACGTGTTAGACTAGCCCCATCTGCCCCCCATTTAGTTTGATAGCTTCCACCAAACCCTTGACCTTGAGAGTTGAGCATGCCCCGCTGGCAAGCTTTCGTGGTCACTCCACGGATTGGCTTATCAACTACATAAGCCATATTAGGAGTAATGGAAGCCGTTTTGCAGAGAATAGTATCGATTGCGCAAAAAATCCAATTTTTGAGATGTAAAACCTGCTCTAATCTGTCTTGTGACCACCCACCAGGCCAGCCGGTGCCTCTAGTGGGGAACAAACTGCCGAGAACTTTTTCTCCACGACTTGCCCTTTTAGAGATATAATTACTCCGAAGAGCATTTAGGTATTTTTCGCATTCGAGCATTTAGGATCTACCTTGGCCGTCAACATGTTGCCATACTTGTTGACTATAAGCCCTTGCGATAGTACATCGGTGGACATTAAACTGCTTTGCTAATCTAGTGAATAAACCGTGTCGATAAGGTAGACTACGGATGTATCGCACGTCTTCTTCAGTGAGAACTGCGTTACAGTTGCCTTCCCCCAAATTACTATCTAGCATTGCTTGAACTGCCAACTTTTTCGACGCAGTATCTAGGCTGTTCCAATGTTTTCTAACCCCCTTTGCTATCTTTTTCCTTTGCTCTTCCAAAATAACAACCTTGCCCTTTCGGCCCTCAGATATGTGCCGACAATGTTCCTCACTCTTCTTCACTCCTTTCATAGCTGCCGACGTTTTTGCCTTTGTATTTTTAGATGGATGAAGTCCTTTATTGCTTCCTGCTGTAGGAGAAGTGTTGTATCCCAAATCCCTATCATAAGCCAGATAAAGGTCGATCCACTGCTGTTCCTTAACTAGGTATTCATCGGGTGGGCATCTGTCTAAAACTCGGAAATTGAAGTTTTTCTCGCCGTACTTGTTCCAGGCGGCTTGTAGGTGTTTCCTAGCGATGTGTTTTCTCAATTCGGATCTATGCCTATTCCACCGTGATTTGAAGTTATATTCGGAACTACCTATGTAGACCTTCCCATTCACCAAATTAAAGATCCCGTACACTCCAGTCTGCATTCGAGTCTCCCTAAACACGAAAACCCGTCGGTAGTTAACCAACGGGTTCTATACGGGGTGCCGCATGTGGGTGCCGATGAACCTTCCGCTCTACTAAGTCTACCCTTTCTCCGGGAATCTAACCAGACGAACTGCCTTCTGGCGATGATCCATAAGCGCACTATGGGCTTCTTCAGGGGTATCAAAGTACTGGATGCCAGTGTTACAGAGCAGAACTCCAGCTCCATTCAGTCCATCACTGACAAAGAATTTGCTTGGCTGGCACCCTCTTGTCCTCTTACTTTTACCATCTGGGGACGTGAAGATTGCTGGTCCAGTGCCGGGCTCTCCCAACCAGCATGTTCCCCACTCGTTGAATTTCAATGTCTTGCGAGTTTCCATGCTTTTCCTCTATAGATATCACTAATCTCACTGGCACTTACATCGTACTGTCTGGCAAGTCTAGCGTACAGACCATGATAATACGCTAAAGATCGTATATGGCGCACAATACGATCAGTCAAAATAGCGCGCGGATGTTTTTCTCCAGAGTACTTTCCCCGGCGAGCTACCGACATTTTCTTCTTAGCTTCATCCGTATGAAAATGTCCGTAGTGCCGATTTTACTAAGAGACATCTTTCTTCTCGTCTCTACAGAATGTTTTACACCTAGGGGGCTACCTGCGGTAGGACTTAAGTTATACCAGCACTCTCGGTTAGAAGACTTTAGGCAACCTATCCACCATTGTTCGCATTTGACGCAATCCTGGGGTCCACATTCTTCTAAGACTAAAAATTCAAAGGCTGAGGCACCGTACTTATTCCATGCCTTTTGCAGATGAGGATTGTAATGTAAACCTGCGTACAATGATTCCCAGTGATCAAGTCTTCTTTTGTGCATTCCCCGAATACCGCTTCCGCTTCCTACGTATACCTTTCCAGAGACATTATTGAGGATCGCATACACGCCGGTTTGGTTTGACTTCATCAGATTGTCCTTATGATAGCTGATGTTCCTCTGGGATCTTGAATGCCCCGCTAGGGTCTGACATATCCGTTATTCTCCACAAAATCTTCTGGAGGAAGAGGCTTACCCGTATAGAGGTCTAATCCTCTATCGTATCGATATTCGTATATGATCACGTGCTCGCTAATAATAGCTTGCTCCTCTGGGGATCTTTCCCTGTCCGCCGCCCCCAGCAAGGAGGCGTGACGATTTCGGAACATCCTGTAAGTAGCTTTTAGACGACAATTGCGACACAAAGGTTCTCTGCGGGAATATGGCCTATGGCATTTCTTTCCACATTCTGAGCAGAATGTAGGTCCATTGTTTGTCTCAGCACGAATCTTATGACATTGACGGCAGCATTTGTGCCCGTGCTTATCGTAGAAGAAACTTCCTTCTACGTACGGGTGCCCCCTATAGCAGCACGGGCGTCCTGTCTTGACCGCGTTAGTCATTCCTCATCCTTCTTTAATCCGGCCATTTTTAGAAGCTGCACGAGAGTCTTATCTAGAGCGTCGATCTTCTTGTTATACTCTACCCTGAAACGTCGTTGACGGTCCTCATCCTTGAAGAGCCGCCAGAACAGGAGTGGAACACACGATACGAACACAGAGTTTGATACAGAAAGAACGATAAGGGCGATTACAAGGTAATCGTTCACTCTCTCACCCCCTTTATGAGGGTTTGATAGGGGATGGGTAGAAGTGAGCGAATATGGTCCCAAGTCCAAACAAGAATGTAGCAAACGTGGGATGCGCCGACAAGTACGCCTGGATCTGTGGGGTAGCAGCAGTAACAATAACGCCGACAACCGTAAGGATCGTGGGGGCGTACTTCTTAAAAAAATCCGACATGGTATTTCTCCTAGAGCACAACATTACCGGTAGCATTAGCTGGACTTAGCTGAGCGGTAAAATCAATCTCTTCTCCTACCATCGCGGGGATGGGCGAAGGCCCTTCTCCGGGCACAACATAGCTTAGAGTTATGGTTGTTGCTGTAGCCATAGGGATCTTTACCAGCACAGACACTGTTCTGGTATTTGTAGGGACTTATTTGGCTCCGTCCTCGAATTCGAGACTGTCCCAGGCTGCGTCAAGAGCATCTTCCTGTTCTGGAGTCAGATAAATCTCCTCATGACCCTCTACACCTTCTAGATCCTGTTCAGTCACTTCTGGATATCCACTATCACCGTCGTCAAACGGATCTCCGCCGCCCGTCAAAACTGCCGGTCCCATAATGCCTCCTAATGTGAGTGAGGAGCAATCATGCTGATTCTCCTCGTGCCGCCCGCTCTGCTAGATAGGCTTCAAGAACTCTGCGAGAACGGCTGCCATTTGATAGATCAAATCTCGCACTGGCCATTTCCGTGCCATTCTGTTTCCACCAGTCTCTCCCCTCTTTAGTGATCATTATATCCAGAACAGACTTAGCACCTGGGAAATTCTGTTCTATGTAAGATTGGTTCTGTTCCCACCATGCGGTTTTTTCTAGAGCTAACTTAGTCAGGGTTTCATCGTATCCGAAACGAGGCCACGTATAGTAGCCGTTTACCCCCACACCTCTAGCAGCATACGTTCTAATGTCGGACATACCGTGGGCTATGCAGTTTTCCACCTGTTTGGAGAATACCTGAGCACCTAGCCCTTGTCCAGTCATTCCCTTTCTTATATATAAAACTCACGGTTATCACAGTAGAGTTTTCCAGTGTCAGGATCTATTTTTCTAATGTACGAGAAGATCTATAGGATGAATGTTCGATATCAATAAAGATTCGGTTTCCATAAGTCTGAGCTGCTGCTACGGTTACCTTAGCATCATCTGGAGCCCCCACTACGCTAGCAATATCTTTATGGAATCCAGGCCCGCCGATAGCATCAATCTTCTCTATGACCTGAAGTTCTGTACTAAGCCTAGACTCGTAGGTTATTTTCGCCTTAGACTTACCCAGCTTAGTAGGCTTTTTCTTCTTGCCCAATCGGCTCTGTATACCAGAAGGTTCGTTGGTTTCTGGGCGCTGACGTTCTGACTGTGCTGGTTTCGGCTGATTGAGGCGATTTACTGGACGGTTCGTCAAACTCTCCGGTCCTGCTGTGACTGTGCCACTGTCGTCAATATAGACGTGCGTTCCTGCCTCATCCTCATCACGGTCAGGATTGCCGATAGTGATCCATCGACCTTTTGTCTTTCCCAGACGACTCGTCGGGCGGTTAACCATTATACACCTCTTACTGTGTTCTCCTAAGAATGGGAGGTTTATCAGGCGATTTAGGGTTGTGTGCTGATAAAATACCTGGTAAGTATATGATAGCCATTAAACCTTCTACATAGCCAGATCCAACCGCTCCAATCTCTCCTGCTTTACGATCTGTATACACACAGAACTTTCTGTTAACCGATCCAACGGACATAATACGGTATTGATCCTTAAGTATGTTCTGTCCTGTAGTAAGAAATAGGTCCATGCCCGGACATGCGTGAACTCCTCCATAAGGCCAAACGACTTGACAAGAGTCAGCTTGACCTATCTCCAATCCCTCTGTCTTCCCAAAGTAAATAGGTTTACACAACCAGTCCGGGGAGGTAGATAGCCGATACCATAGCAGATCTTTACATAAGTGTCCTTCTGGTCTGCCTGTTAGAGAACGTAGTTTGGGGGGAGAGCCATGTACTTCTTCGTGAGCCCGCGCGTGCCAGATAAGGGCTTCCTTATCTGAATTAAACACACGGCTCACATATTCCTCATGTGGTACATCAGGATGAGGACTTGGAAGAAACTTACCCCCAAACTTCGGGGCATCTGCTCTCTCACACACCTGTGTAAACTCCAAACCGACCTGACCAATACCTATAGAAGTAAAGAATGTATTACGAGCCTTTTGTTTGTCCGTTGAGAGGCCTTCTCTGTAGATCATGGTTTTAGAAGTCTCCAAATGAATCTGTCCATATATCAATTAATGGAAAAGCGACAGTAGATAGTAACAACTCTCCTTTAGGACTGCGCTGAGCCCTGAACTCATAGGAGAACCCAGAACACGATATAGCAATAGGAGATTGGTTTGGTCCAGGTCCATTCAATGGACTCTGGATGATGTTGCGGTTGCTGTCTATCCACCATGCAGGCCATACGGCAAATCCTATTGTAACTCCTTCTGGTGGCACTGGCTGGAATGATTGGTTAGTGAAAGGATCTGTAATTGCGTTTAGAGAAACTGCTGGTAAATCTGTAAACACCCCGGGTCCGGCGCGCCCACCGACAATATCATAGAACCCTGAGTTTGTATCTCCAGTAACGTCTAGCATCCAGTACCAGTTAAATGGCATCAACCCACTACTCGCTAAGACAATAATTTCGGCTGGGACATGAACATTACCTTTTGTATCTGTGGAAGCGACACCTTCATGGACACACATGAATGCAATGAATGGGCCATTATCACACCCCACAACCTGAATCCAGTGGGTTCTGCCTGGAGAAGGATCAGTGAGCGTAAAAGGTAGGTATTGTACCCCTACCTGGTATCCTCCATAAGGAGTAGGAGGGATAGATGGATTTCTAGAAAGCTTAGGGGGTATACCAAATCCAAGTCTACCATGTGCTATCTGTAAAGTCCTCTGTGGTCCAGAAAGCGCTGACGTTTGATAAATAGGGGGACGCCCACCCCCTACCGTGCCTGGTATAATTACATTCAAAGGCCAATATTGAAGGTTTCCCGCCACAAGGTCTGCTTGCACTGCCGGAGTAAGTTTTGGTAGATAGTCAGCCGGGATAGACCACGGAGTGTTATTGAATTTTCTCCACGTAAACCCTCTCGCATGTGGCGCTGTAAGCGCGGCTAACGACAATAAGTTGAACTGTATGACACTTGATTCAGGAGCACCAGGAATACTCTCAGTAAACGGACTCACAGCGGGATGAGTCAAAATCGCAGCCTCCAAAGCTTGAGCTGCCAAGTTAGTACCGAAATTGGGATTATGCCCATATTGAAGACCTATTGAAGCTAAATCAGGTGGAATTGGTGTTGGTTTACCTTGTTCACTAGAGTTGACAGGAAGGGCTAGAGGAGTAGCAAATACCACAATATCATCATTCATGTGCTTTTGCTTCTGTTGTCTCTTTAGCTTCTCTTTGAGCCGTTGCGCTGCTTCTTCTACTTGTTCAGCTATCTGTTCAATAGCAAAGTCAGCAGCCTTATACGTGAGCACTCCCAGCCCCACACTAACCACCACTATAAGCTCCACTAAAGTTGCCGGTTGGTCTACTGGCGCGACTCTAACTAGACTTTGTACGGGAGATTCAATTTGCCCTGGTCCTTGTCCAAATAGTTGTATTAGAGGGACCATAACCGCAGTTCCATTTGTAACCTGGAATCCAAGTCCTTCTGTATCGAATTGAGTGACCGGCACACGGAACAAACCATTTTGTATTGTATCATTGAGATACAATACACCGTTCATGTCTATGTAATAACTCTGTCCAATAGTTATACTCTTGATAACTCCAGTATCTATCAATGATTGAGTATTGACAGGAAACAATCCGGTAGGTACTCCGTTGACCTGTGCCGTAACCGGTAGTACTGGTGGGGCAGCGGCCATTCTGGAAATAACACCTACGGTCCCTACATCATCCATCTGCACTTGGATGGTAGAGTTAGGGGCAAAAATAGGCTGCCCGCTAATTCCACTTATATTTGGGGTTGGGACATTAGCTGGCAACGGGATAATAGCGCCATTATGGTCGTTTGGAAATGCAGTGCATTCCCACCCTAATGTAGTGAATTGACCTACAGAAGGATCATACAAAGGATAGAGAGTTACAGGATTTACACCGTCGAATGGACATACAAGACCAGGTAAAGTGCCTTGATTATTAGCTAGAGACATTTTTACCACGATCCTGTAATAGGGGTAGTAGGTGGGGCATCTGGGTCATCGGAAATCTGGTCCGCAGATATTGGGTCTAATGGTATTTCAGTTGTACCTAAATCTGTAAATGTGCTAGGAGTTCCCTCAACTATATCTGGAAACACTGGTAAAGGGTTTGGTGGTGGTCCAATAATGGTAGATTGTTGGATCATGGGTGGAGTTACTATGGCAACTCCTGTAGACCATGTACCAGTCCCAATAATAGGCAGCGCTTGTAAGTTTCTAGGTAGAATACCATAATGCTCCAGGTGCAGACAACATTGCCAATTGATGGATGACCATCCCCCAGAGCTGTCTATCGCCATTGTCAGGATGAGTTGCCCATATAGGTCGATAGGGCATACTAAGTCAGTGGGGAGAAAGACGAAGTTATTGCTATTTAGCAACGCGAGCAATGCTGATAACAAATTTGTATTGACTGTATTAGCACTTAAAAATACCCTCATCCCATCTTCCTTGAAGAACGGTGGGATCTCTTGCTGGGCTACTGTAGCTAAGATCGGCTGGATATTCACCACTGGCGGCAGAGCCGAGTAGCAGAAAGCTGATCCTGCATCGGGAGGTTGCTCCACAAACCTCTGCGTGATCTGCTGGAAATCCTGCTCAGGTGGTATGCCAGCCGGTGGTGCTGGTACAAACGGCGTAGGTACAACACCAACTATAGAACGAGTGTAGCCAGGATCATAAATCGTCTGAGGAGCAACCTGGCTAGCCGAAGTTACGCAGTTGAAATAAGGATGCATTGGACTTAGAACAACAACCAGCCCTACGAACTTATTTCCTTCCAGAGGGGGTATAATTGGTGGTTCAATCTGTCGGGCTATGACTGGCAATGGAGTTTGGACAATCGGCACTGGGGGGAGTGCTGACGTGCTCAGCGCGTAACCCTGCTGGTTCTGGGCTTGGATCATGTACTCTTGAGCTTTCGCAGATCCTGCTAGAAAGAAAGCTATGATGAGGACAGCACCCTGCCATACCCCGATGTTGATACTGAAGTTAATCGTATTAGTCGTGTAGATAGAAGATGGGTAGCCAGTGCCTTTCAAAGCAGCTCCACCACCCGCCGTACTGTTGAGACTGAAATCTCCAGTTGAAGCACTCGTGAAAGGATCGACGGAGAGTGCAACAAAGTTAAACTGTGCCCATGAAGGTATTCCACCATTTACATTGCCGCTGACATTGTTTCCGCCGGCGCAATTGTATAGCGTACAGATTGGAGCAGCACCGGCACTAATATCATTGAAACCATATCCGGCCGCTGATTGACCACTTCCATATGCTACGCAGTTGTCACATTCCGTATCGTAATAGAGCTTAAAACCGTCACGTCCAGAGTTGTACGCCACACAATCTATGTAGTTGACTCCAGCAGCTGAGCCAGGATTAAATCCATCTGAGGCGGTTCCTGTACAACTGTAGGATATGCAACGGAAGAACTGACCTTGTTGGTTGTAACCACCACCTGTACAGTTCGAGACAAAGCAGTATTTAGCGGAACATGCTGTACTGCCGCCAGCTCCATCTATACCAGCGTGCCCATTGACGTTGCGCACTGCACAATCGTAGCAATGCAGCTCATTTCCTCCCCAGTAGATACCGTACCAATTGCTTACGTTGTTATTGTCAATGTCTATCAACTCGGCCAGGTTATAGGCCGTGCCATTCATATGCAGCATCGTGCTCTGGTTTCCGCCCGCCTGACTATTCGTGTTTCGGAGTTTGAAGTTCCTTACTCTCACATATTGAGAGTTTATGAATATCATTTGTACCGTAACCCCACTCATGCTAGCACCAGCGTTGAGCGTAGGAGGAGAATCGGAGTTCGTCAAAGTGCGGTTAGTCGAGTAACCTATCATCTGGAATGGGGCATTTGCAGTAGACCCTCCCACCGAAATAGTGATCCTCCCACCTGCTACGTTTGCAGTTGAGCTGAGTGTATAGATCGTCGCACCTACATTCTTCACGTACACTATGTTGCTAGCCACGGCCTGGGACATAGCTTGCCCCGGTGACGCGAATCCTCCACCTAGGTTTCCTACACCACCAGTACTGCTGGCTGTCCCGACAGCACGGTCCATCGTGGCGGTACTTCCCGATACGCTGAGGATCTCATACCATCCTGTAGTAAACCCTGTACCACTTGTAATATTTATAAAGTTACCTGGAGAAGTGCTGCCGAATGGATGACTAGCAGAAGTAAGCTGAGTGTTAGTAGCACCAATAACCAGATCAGTGAAAGCTATTTGAGCAGCGTCTTGAACTGAGAAGTCTGTACCGGGGGCTGACACACCAGGATCGAATCCACCACCATTTGTATCAGATCCACTTGGACGTACTTCCCATACTACCGTAGCAGACAACGACATAGAAAGACTCCCTGGAGAACCTGGCTTGGATCTATGTACCGGCCAGCTCGAACTATATCGCTAGCCTAGAGCCAAATAACCAGGTTCTCCAGGGAGTCTTAGATGATGCCTGCTGAACCTCCTGGCTACCGTGGTATTCTTCCTACCAACTTTGATCTTCCAGACTTATCGGCTGTTTCCCGTGTTTACCAGAAAAATGGTCAGGGTGGGATTCGAACCCACAGGGGTTTACTCTTCCGAATCCCGGTGCTCGTGGATTCCGGTGTCTCTTCGATTGCCCTCTCTGGATGAGACTTCCCATGTGTTTGCCTGTTTCAACCACCTGACCGTAAAGCCCACTATTTGGTATACCCCGGTGGACTCGCGCGGGGTTGCTGGCTTAAGTATCGCCCCACCAGCTAGAGCGCAGCGGACTACCCTATGATACCCAGAATATCAGTTTCATGCAAGACGTTGTATACCTTAGCCCCGGCTGGGATCAAACCAGCGACTAATCAGATATAAGCCGATCTCTACCTCTGAGTTATGGGGCTGGAGCGCCAGTGCTCTGTGATTTGAGCTACAGCCTGGACAGTCAGCCGGGCCATTATCCCCGGATCGCTGGCAGAAGCCATCACCAGGTCGAACCTAGTTACAAACCACTGCTCACTCGGATCGCTTCGACGGAAGCGACTAAAACAATTAGCAGCATTAAGTATAACATTTTGCTATCCTCTTAAGTACACTTCGTAGACTATCATTGTCCACACAATAACCGCAGGGAGACCATTGATCGTCTCTACAGCGCTCAGCCACACAGTCTTCTGAAAGAGAGAACACACGACACCAACCCAAGCCCTTGTTTGGCAGTAAAATGGGAGAGTAGAATGCGTCGCCTTCATTGGGTACATAAAGGTAAAGAGTCATACTGGGTGCTCCGGTTGGGGTTTCACAGTTTCATCGTCTGGCACACCATCCTGTTACCATCTCCTAGTTCTATCCATGTAGTTATCGTTACCATTCCACACCATCACATAAAGCAGGAGGACTACAATAAAAACCCATACTAGAGGGTCCATCAGTTGCTCCTACTATGGATAGGTATCCCACTTTTCCAATCAGCTGGATTGAGCATATTCCGAACTGCTTTAAGGCTCAAGCGGCGCTCAGTGATAGGCTGGTAAAGATCTTGTGCGATTTCCAACAGAGAGAGTATGTTCACAGCCGGCTCCAACTGCCGGGCTATGTGCGAGTAATCATTTGCTTTATACAGTCGTTCCTTAGCTCCAGCACGTACTTTCCACAGCATATCGTTGTAGTACTTCAGCAACGGTCTAACGTCATGGAATCGGTCGGCTTCCAGAGTTAATGGAGCACCCTCTAGCAACTCAACTCTCTCCGTCAAGTTCAGTTCCCGATACTCTTCACAATACGGATAGTATAGATAGTCCAATTCCTCTGGAGTAACGTACTCAGCGCCAACGAAGAGCAGTAGAGTGAGTGCAATTGTGCTAGCATCCATTTCATATCAACTCCATTGGAGTTTTAGCGTAGAAGCACCAACCGGCTTTATGCTTATACAGGTTCGCGGCGTACCATCTTCCTTCCACAATCATACATATCCACGGTCCAGGGCTGTAGTATTGTATAGGCTCATAGACATTTCTACGGTACTGATCCCCCGGTGTATAGTCTTGAATAAACGCAATTCGAGATTGTACTTGGTGAGTAACCATCTTCACCCGTCCACAGTGTAAACCCACCCCATTCCACCCACCCACTCTCTTTTAACACCACTACTATTTTCCGTCAACCTTTTAGTAGTGCCTAGAATTTTCCTCCTCATCCAATCTGCAATAATCGTTTGTGCATTTGGAGTTGCATCAATTTCTTCTAGCCCGGACTGGGAGTCTGAGTTAGTTACTACGGGTGAGCAATTCTCGACAACTCTTTGGTATGCCTTCGGCCAGCTCATAAATCACCCAAACAAACGAAAGGTCCGTGTATTTTCTTATGTATAGTATCATCAGGCCAATACTCCTTCACCACTTTGACTACGTCCGTTAATTCATAACAATGGCAATCATCCCCAGACAAACATACTGGCAAGTCCTGCTCTGGGATAGATTGCAGTTTAGCCACCAGTTCAGCCACAGTCATTTGTGCACCTCAACGAAACCAAAACTCCTGTTTAATCTCCACCTTGGAAAATGCCATCGACGCCGAATCCACAATGTCATCATGACTACCCATTGGGAACTCAGCCAGTTCATCAAGGAAAGCTGCATTCCAATCTCCATGCAACAGCTTCACCTTACCTTGTTCCGCAGCCGCCGCGAGTGGATGAGCCCGAAATGATTTAGGTCCGGTCGGGCGCTCTGAGTGATATCTGTATCCCTTCAGCACATTTCTCATTATGTGTTCAACCACGTAGACCCCAGCCGAACCTGGCTCCTGTTCTACCCAAATATCCGTAGTATTCCCGGTAATAGTCGCATCAGTTTGTGCTGTCTGCTTGACAATCTTCTCCACTTCACTAGGACTCCACCTACCACGAACCACGCTCAGAATATAGTATACCCCGATATCTGACCTCGCAATAAGCGTACCTACAGTGTAATCTGGATCGTCTTTCTTTCTCTCTGCTTTCTCTGGTGTGTCCGGCGTTGCAGAGAAATCCCACGCCCGCACAAACTTCTGAGGAGTACCTACTGGATAGTCTACTATCTCAAACCAGGCTCGTCTGAATAGCCCGCCAAACGTGTCCAGGAACTGCCCTTCCAGCTCTTGCTCAGCCTGAAGAGTAGTATACTTAGCCACCAAGTCTTTATACCGTGCCTCTGATACAAAAGGGTTGTCCTTCGTACGGCCACGAAATATCTGGTGTGTACTCCTGTCAACCGAGGGCGCCGCGAATACCTTGTAGGTCCAGTGACTAGTACCTTTGGGAGTGAACGTAGCCGTTAGCCATCCTCTACCCCTTTTTTCCCGGAGACGACCCAGGCAGATATCGTAGACCTCCTCTTTCATCAAACTGGCTTCGTCCATCCATATTCCGGATAACGTCAAACCTCTCAACCTATCAGGCTCCGTTGCAGAGCGAAAGAGCACGCGCGCGCCGTTGTTTAGGACTAAGCTAGGAGGGGCTGATCGTCTGATGTTGGACTCTTTCACCATTCCCATTCGTTTGGCTTCGGCTACGAAAACGTCCAGCGCAACGTCCAAAACCAACGGATACGTTGGAGCGATAACCAAATACTTTCGATCCGGCTCAGCTCTTCTCAGTAGATCCACAGCCCCACACACAGTCTTGCCACTATTGTGGTGCCATAATCCATTAGCAGAATAATGGTTAGATCCTGGTACATGTAGGTCATAGAATTCTCCTCGCTTATTCCACTGAATATCTTGTATTTCATCCCATAAATCGTTAGCATAAGGGTATGAAAACCAAGAAGTATAACTATCAAGAAGTCGTAAACTTATGGCACAAGATGCACAATCAACACAAAATTGCGGGGATTCTTGGTGCCCACCAAACGACGATTTCCAAAATTCTACGAACTTATGGCATTTACATCGGTAAAGGCTGTAATAGTCCTCGCAAATTACATCTTCCGGGTATAAAAGAGAGATATCTTGCTGGTGAGTCAACCATAGATTTGGGGAAATATTTCGGGGTTTATTCAGAGGTAATTCGCATTCGCTTGGATAGAATGGGAATTCCCTGTCGCTCTTTTTACGAAAGCAGAGCGCGCGGTGAGAAGAATAGTCAATGGAAGGGAGGTCATAATGTATTGGACCGCAGCTATTGCAAGCTGGCCCGGCGTATTGCTGTTCTATGTTTGCAACATGTACTTCCAAAGGCGATGGTAGTACATCACATGGATGAAAATGAAACGAATAATGACCCGGCGAATCTATGGACCTTTCCAAATCCTTCTGCCCATCTTCGCTACCATCAGCAGCTATTAAAGAGCCGACAGCTAGCCGGCTCAAAGGAAGCCATCCGGCTGGCGTTAAGAAACGGTGGGCAGCAGTTACCACTACGGTACGACCTGATTGGGTCCTCACTCGAAACAAGTCAGACTTACCCTTACGGTAGCTTGGTGAGGATAGAGAATCTCCTGAAAGAGTGCGGACTACTATCGGGTCCGATAGTTCGGCAACGGGGACGCCAGAGATCAAAGTAGATCCGTCTAGGCAACCTATACCCGCGCAGAATGATTTGTATGGAGCCTCACATTCGAGGAAATCATTCTGTGCCGGATACCACTGAGTCAAGAGATTTAGTTGTAGGGTCGAACTACTCCTTTTCACTCTTTGGTTCCTCTTCGTCTCTCAAGTTCTCAAGCAGCTTTTCCACTGACTGTGCCTCTATCACCTGATCACGAGAGGTGATTACCTCTCTCTGTACATTAACCACCCAGTTAGCTATCTCTGCTTTACCCTTTTCGTCCGCCAGGTCCAAGCCTAACAATGTCGCCTTACGCGCCATTAATTGTAGCAGGATTCGGGTAGCCTTCTCTGATTTGTCGAAGTCTTTTCCCAGTGCAGTAGGAAACCATCTCTTAAGGAGCACATCCAGCTGCTGAGCAGCCAAGATTCTAGCGTGCTCTCTTTTCTCAGAAAGCTCAGCCTTGATATGCCCTAACTGCTTCTGGACTATCGCGTGTATCTTCTGACGAGAACAGCCCATCTTATTTCCGATCTCCGCGAACGTCCATCCCATAATACGCAGCCGTAGTACCTCATCATGCCGAATAGCAGCTTTTATGACAACGGCGGAGGTTTTAGAGTGAGGCATCACGTACCTTCCTTTACGTTCTTTTTCCCATAGTACATCTTAGACCATGTATAAGAACCGGATTGCTGGGCAGTCGTTCTTCCGTAGTGACTCTGCGCTAGCAACTCCTCAATCTTCTTCTGAATCTGCTCCATTCTTTTCGCAGGTGGTACACTTCCATCAAGGTGTTTTTGGACCTCTAGTGCCAAATCTTCACAGCACGTCAAATGGTAGTAAAGATTAGGAAAGGCCAAATTTCGTTTGTGTCTCATAAGCGAGCGCCACAGAGTTAGAATCTCATCGCTCGAACTTTAGAACGGTTGCGTGTGCCTCAGCCTCATTATATAGACGAAGTTTGTTAGATGCTTCCTCCAAAGCCGCATTAGCAGCCCGGAGGGCGTCCAAAGTGATTAGGTGGGCTTTCTTCTCCGCCGCCAAGTGAGTGAGCAGCTCATCCAGCTTCTTTTGAACTACTTTGACATTCGTTTGTTCAGGTCTAAGTCCTTTCGCCACCTCCAGTTGCTCCATCATGAACTTCATATCCTGATAGTACTTGCTGTTATCGCAATGTCCATACCCATATTGGGCATCGACTAAATCTACTTTAATCCGTTCCAGAATTTGCTCCGGAGTCTTCTGTTCCGCCATTTTCTAGCTCCTTATGTAAAGCTGGACTATTGTCCGACGTTTTGTTACCATCAGAATCTTTGTTTCAACTTACAGACGACTCCCAATCTATCTAACAGGAGATACTCTAGTTCCTCTTTCTCCTTACGAGTTATGGTGCTACGGATCATCATCTTACAGATCAAATCAGTCCGTCGCTGGTTAATCGTGTTCCAAGCGGCAGTACCGACCTGAGGATAATCTAGTTTCCATTGCTCAACACTCACAGTTCAACCCTCCTTAACGGGATTCTAGTCATCAACCAACAGACTACGCTCATAAAACCTCCATAGCCTTAGTTATCCTGGGAACAGCATGATCACGCAAATAAGTTTCACTTAAATCGATTCCCCAGCTCCGCCTACCTAATTTTACTGAGACGGCACATGTGGTTCCACTGCCCACAAACGGATCTAATACAACACACGGTCGGACTTCATTGACTTCGCATTCGCACATCGGCGCCCATCCCACAGTTATCGCGTCTACCCCAGCTACGGAGTTAGCACAGGCGTTCTCTTCACCCGGTTGTCGCTTAACATAATCGCGAGGGCGATCCCTGGTGAGTTTGGTTTTCTCAATGATCCTTTTCCAAGGAGCACCACACCGCACACATGCACCATATTCCGAAGTACCAGCCAGTATGCAGGGCGCTACGAGCTTCTCCGGGAATACGGCAAAGTGACTACCGGAGTACCCTTGAAAAGGGATTCTCCAGACCGATCTACGGTTTTTTGCCAAGTACGACCCAGGCGCGGCATGATGTTTATTTCCTGGAGAAATATTGCTCCCCTCCTCTTTGATGGCTTCTGCATCATAATAGTACCCAGATCCTACTTTGGTCAAAAGGAAGAGATATTCGTGCGCCTTCGTGCATCTATTAGTAACGCTTTCAGGCATTGGGGCAGGTTTGTGCCAGATAACGTCTTGACGTAATATCCAGCCGTCAGCCTGAAGCGCAAGTGCTAACCTCCAGGGCATACCAACCAAATTACCCGGCTTTAGACCGACATAAGTGCCCTTACCGTGGCGGAACTGTTGGCTGATAATTGGTCCTTTGTTGGGTGAAGCATTGGGGTATCTTTCGTGAAAGGTGCTCCTGGTATCTCCATGAGAACTGGCATAACTATCCCCCATGTTTAGCCAAACTGTGCCGTCTTTTCTGAGAACTCGGTAAATCTGCCGGAATAGACTAACCATCCGGGTTATGTACTCTTCAGGAGTTTGTTCTGAACCCACTTCTACACTTTTGTCCAAACCATAATCTCTCAAGCCCCAATATGGGGGAGATGTAATTACTGTTTGTACCAAATTCCCTGGTAGGCGTCGAAGCATACTTGAAGCATCCCCATGATACAGCTTCGCGGTGTCATCATCTGAACGCCAGTACGGCTTGGGTGGTATTAAAGGCATCTTACTCGTTACCCACTTGATCAGCGGCTCCTTAGGTAGTAGTAGGTTGTCGCCTGTCCTATCATCTTACCCCTATGCGAAACTTCTGGATCTCGGGATTTGATCATCCAGTTAGTAGTTTCGTAAGGAAACGCCCCATGAATCCTCAACCACTGACCGACTCTTGTGGCACATTGACGGATCTGAAAGTTACTGCTTCCACACGCTAGCGCAATCACCAGGGATATAGCTGCGAACAAGAAAAATCCCCCCAAAAATAAAACAGACTTGACTTCTGCTACCCGCCTACGTTATACTAAACCACCACCTGAAATTGGAAAGGGAGAGTATGTTTAGTATAAGGTAGTATACCTCCTCCTTACTAGGTAGGAAATAGGTAGTATCTAACGTGCTTCGAATTGTTCCATAATGACCCGTCCCCAGTTCACACATGCCAAAGATGGGCCTCCCACCAGTTAAAAGGGCTAGCATACTGTATAGTACGGTGTTGGCAATACTCTAACCAAGCCTCTGTATAGGAGGATGTAGTTAGGCTTTCTGGAATATACTTGCTGGTCCACATTCGGAACAGGCATGATTTACAAGTCATGCTGCGCATACTGCCTCCATCATACTCAGCCTCTCCACCGCACGGACATTGCATGTGATTTTTCCAGTTGTAGGATTCTACCCTCAATATCCCCTATCGCTTGTGCAGTAATGTCAAGAGTTCTGCGGTAAGTGTTCATCCGTTCTTCCAGAATGTCTATCCGGCGACACGCTATTCCTAGAAACAACAGGAAAAACAAAGCCAAGACTAGAGAAACTATCTCCATTAGCCCTCCCCCCCAATATCGATATACATATCTTTGATCTCCTCTTCACCCTCTTCCTCGCAATGTGGACACATAGGCCAACAGTTGCCAACCAAGTGTGCCTGGTACTCTTCTTCCAGGAAGAGCGTGGTATCTGGTACGCTCATTTTTGCTCAGTCCTCTTAAAGTTTTAGTGCCACGTCCGTTACAACTATTACATATCCTCATCCCTATGGTTCTTTGGTATTACCAGAATCACTATCATCGCCAGTATCACCATATAGATGCCGAGGGACACTACAACGAACTAAAATTCTCCCACTACTTTAGCCCTCCAAGGCAGTTCAGGTAAAGCTGCTCCAGGTTAGGAGATAGCGTGTAGTGCTTCAAGTTTTTCTCAGTTTTTGACTCAATCACTTTGATCTGTTGCATAAACCAGACTTGGAGTCTCTCTTCTTTCTCTGAGTGTTTGGTTTTAACCATGAGGCCGTGGAAAGTCAACTCTCTCTGTTCTTCTTTGGCCTCCAGAATAGCTCTGATTATTTCCAGGGCGATACCACGCCCAGTATCAAAAGCCACCTGCGTCACCCTCCTTATTACTTCCGTGTCTACCTCCTTCTTGTTAAGCACTACCGTCAGGTAAACCGCCAGTCTGGTTAGTTGATTGGTTAGCCTGTAGCACATTTCCCTTTCAGCTTTCTCCTTCTGACGGCTGCTAGGTCGTGCTCGAAGCAAAGAGATTAGCTTGGCGAGATCCCGACATCTAGCCAAATAACGATCCTGGAACGTCTCTATAACCTGAGCCGATAGTTCGTGGACGTTCTGGCGGAGGTAATCAACATACCCACCAGTCATCTGCTTTGCAAGTATCTTTTCCTTATCCTCTCTCCTCTGCCCAGCATGGAGGCAAGAAGCCCTCAGAGCTGCATAAGCCACTCGCAAAGCGGTTTCCCTCTCCCGGTCTTCATCGATCTCTTCAATAATGACGGTATCCAGGAACCTTTCCCCCAATTCGGAAGAGTCGATGGATCGTAGAGCATTTGTTCCGCACAACAACCAGGTCATATTCACATCTTCATAGTCTCTGGAGACACCATGCCTGTAGTGAGTGCGCGAACACCGGTCAAATACGTCTCGCCCTTCGGCTAAAATCCTTGGAAGGTCGGGAGATTGTAGCAGCGTGTCTCCGTCCTTTGTAACTAGTGTCTTTCCATTAACCTGAACAAGAAGACCATAATCATCTTTACCTTCTTTATCCGTCTTGTAACCACTATGGAACCCCCGAATTGTGCTCTTGGGATAGATATAGCGTTTGTTGATGCTTAGTGCCTCACAGAGCGTGCTCTTACCAGAAGAGGCAGGCCCCAGCACTTTAAACCATAACTGCTCTCCTACGCACATAGTGGATGCTACAGAGGCTAGCATAATAGACAGAGCCCTATCCATCCCCTCAAACCAATCCATTGCCTTCTTCCACTGATTAACAAGTTCGTCCCATCTCTTGCACGGACGACAGGCGATATCAGTACCCCCTGCGCCTTGATTGAACGTTCGTCCAGGCACCCACTCGACAGGGATAGGTTTTACCCTAGACAGCAACTCCTGGAGAAGAGCCACTCTCTCTGCCATACTGTTACCTTCAGAGAGCACGTCGCGAGCATCAAATCCAGAGGGTTTGTTGCGGTCATACCCGTCTCGACCCCAGTCCAAATAACTGACGGACCTGGGTACACACTCAGTCACTTTGGATACCATTTCTATAGCACGCTTCATGCCAGCAAACCCAGCGGGCGGGAGAGTCCTGCCTTTGTGCTCTTTTGGATGGTCAGAATGATACATGAAAATCACATTCCTATTTGATAGAAGATTCACCCATTCTTCTGAGAAGACGTTGCAGCCGGGCACACCAATAATATTGGCTTTTGATATAAGACTGTTCGCTTCTATCCCGGTCAAAGATAAATTACCGTCGTCATCAGTCTTAGATGCCCTAAGTACTTCCCAGAAAGCCATAGCATCCCAAATCCCCTCACAAATATAAACGTCTTGCTTGGTCTCATCCCAATGATTCAACCCGTAGATTTGATGATGGCAATCCGGGGTAGCAAATAGCCGCCTCTTACCTGAGCTAACATCCAAGGACCATTTATAAAGCTGATGGAGTTTCTTGTCCGTACCGTACCCCGGCGCCAACCATTCCCCAGTTGATACAGATTGGCATACTCCCCAGTGTGTCACTGTTTCAGGATAGAGGAACTTACGCTCTACTGCGAGATCCTTGGAAGCTCCATCAGTAGCCTTGTCGGACTCCTCCCATAGATACCGAAGGAAGGACATAATATTGCCGCCCCCCTTCTCTGACCCGGTGCCACATACGAAGCATCGCCATTGGCCGGAATCAATCCTCACAGAGAATTTGTTATCTCTTCCGCAAAACGGACAATTACCCAAGGCTTCTTCTTTACCATCTTCCCACGATAAGTCCACTCCATGAAAGAGGAATGGTCGCAAGTTTTTAGGAGCTATTCGCGGCATGACTTTTCCTTAGATGAGGTAGCTTTAAGATAGATTTAGGATGTAGGATCTTTGATGAGGGAACTCATCATCAGTACCTTCGGCATTCCCAAAATAGGGAGTTATAATTTGGGATGACACCGAAGAAGATATCTAATGCAGTCAACTCTACTACATGGTTGACATAAGTATCAAGCAAATGATTAAGCCATGACCATGAATTTGCGCATAAAAAGCCCTTAAGAATCATATGTGCCTGTAATCCCCAGACATGCTGACCACCCTTCTGAAGAGAAGGTCGCATAGGTTCTCGAATTGTACTGTAGTATAGGTACAGACCTGTCTCCGTGCGCATCACCTCTGCATTAATAAGAGTGTGTTCCTCTGTTGGAATCATTTGAGAGGCATACCACTGTTCATGGTTCTCTGTATCCGCCCATTTTTCGCAGACTTCGTATTGAGATAGATCGTAGAACATCTTCCCGCCAGCTACCCGATTGCGGAGCCCAAACTTACAACCACAGTAGTTATCATAATCCTCGACGAATTCATCCAGCGTATCCCAAGTTGGCGTGCGGTTTCCAAATTCTCCAGCTAGAGAAACCTCCGTACAAAGTCTGTCTTAGTTTTTACAGGTGGGAACCTCAAATCCTGTGGTTGCTCGGCCGGTTCCATATTTCCACCAGTTTGGTATTACGTTTTTGAAAAGAGTAACTGCTACATTTTCCCACCATTCAGCCTCATGCCCCAACGTTACTGATTCCTTGTGTGTCCCCACTCCCATCATTTTTTCCCCCAGCTTGATCGCTTTTCTTCTGTCTTCTTCGCTCAGCATGTGCGTCCATCCTCTTAGTAAGCCATTGAATACCAGCTCTACGCCAATCATCATCATACACATGACTAACAGATGCTAGAGCATGGGAGAATTCCTTTCTCTTATAATGGTGAAAGGCTATACACAAGGGTTGTGCCACATGATTAAGGAATTGCTCTCTATACCGCCCAGCCATAGCATCCTGTTTATGCCGGCTAACAAACTCCTTAACCTCTTCATCAAATCTCTTGGGGTCTTCAACTAGAGGAGCACGAGTTGATGTCTCCTCGAAATCTCTTGGGTTCTCTTCATACCATCTCAGCCATAAGTTTGGTTTCCAGTTGTTTAGATAAACATGCATATTGTTTGTGATCTGATGGTATTTACCTACATCCAAATCCAGTGCAGTCGCCATGTACTCTTGAAGGAAAGAGAAATGACAGTAGTTAGACCCTAGCATACCAAGGATAAGGTCGTTGCTCCGGTTGAATACCGTCATATTGAGGTAGCAAGGATAGTCATGAGGCTCTCCTTTACACTTCCAACATATCTCTTCCTCCCATCCCCCTGCATAAGTCTTGCCAGTTCCATTGCATTCCCGGCATCTACCTTGCTCCACAGAGAAACACACCGCCAGATTACATGCTACATCCTTGCTAACGTCTATCTTCAGCAGGTCATCCTCTACATTCCACATTTGCAGTACAGCTCTACGGCTCTCCGGATTCCGACGGAGGTGTTCGATAAGAACGTGCAACTGGTCACAACCATTCGTAGTATTGGGGTGTCGCCAACGATATCCATAGGCGCCATTAAAAGTCTTACCGTCATCAGAGAACTGACTCATCCGGCTGTTGTAATATGCTAGAGGCTCTACATCGTTTCGCCCAGCGAGCATCCACAGAGACTCCACGATATTAAAAAATGGGTTAGCATCCCTATATGGATTAAGCAGAACCCGGTTTTTGGGATATCGGTAAGTGATAATCACAGGCTCCTCGACTACCATTACCTCTCCATTACGACTAGACTGTACGTGAGTCGAGATCCTGCCTTGATGTATCCCGTCTACCAAAGTGTAAAAAGCCTCGTTTACGTCGTTTACTGAGAAGTGCATGGCGGTAGTTCCTGTGCAATCTGTTGATGGTAGAGCTGTAAAGACAGTATTATCAGATTGGCGCAGTCGATCAAAGTTTCATCCATACCCTCATTGACCAACTCACCGTTTTCGACAAAACTCTGAACTCGGACAAGCTTCTCGTGTACCCTTATGAGAGCATAGAGCCAAGCTGGCACTCCATAGGGCACCCCGGCGCGGAAGTTAATTAGGGGATCTTGCCTCTTCCGGCTACCATAATCTGCTGCCTTCTTCGCATGGACTTCCTTCATCTGATCTAGGATCTCGTAGAATTCGTCCCTGACCTCTTTCTTCGGTTCTGGATCGGTACTTGTCAATCCTCCCATATATCGATGTAGTGTATTGAGTTTGTGTAGTTTCTGGCCGAATAAGATAAACTGCTCAGGGTCGCAATGATGGATTATCGCCGGTTTGGCGCTGGTTTCGTTCCCCCTGAAGGGGAATTCTCCGTTATGCCAGACGTAAACGTCGATGCAGCCTCCTTGACGACTACCATGCGAGTACTCTGTCCATTCTCTGTCCAGGACCGCAACGGCTTTACCGACGTGCCCGCCCATCTGGGGATACCAAATGGCGTAGCCTAACTTTTCCTCATCTTCGTAGACTTGGACGTGAGAGTTGCATTGATCATCGGTAGGCTCATGCGGCTGGTTCATTTTTTCTCCAAACTGGGGTTGACTCCAGAAGTTTTGGGCGTATCATTTGTTTGTGGTAACTGAGAAAATAATCCTTGAAAGGGGTAATCGATGACTCTCGTGGAATCCCGAGAAATCGCTAGTGAAGGTATTGACAAATCCCTGGTGGAGGCATCCGAGAAGGAACGGATTGACGCCAAGCTCAAGAAGACCTTGAAAGTTGCCAAGAAGGCGGCTAAAAGGGCGGAGAAATCCTTAGCGGAGCTTGGCGAACCCTCCAAGAAGAAGGGGCCTTCAGTCCGAGAACGGATCTTCAAGATTTTAGAGAAAGCCGAGTTCGGTTTCAGTCGCAAGGAAGTCATGATGAAACTGCACATTCGTGACACGCAAAACGTTTTCCGAGACGAGGGTCTATCCGAAAAGCCTCGGATCAAAAGGACCGAAGTTCCTGGCGTTCGTGGCATGGTCTATTCTCTCACCCCGCGTGGTCGGCGTGCAATAGAGAATGGGACCATTGACAGCGAGAAGGCACCGTCCCTCCTAGGGAACGCAGAAGTCCGATGGAAAGACGGTCTCCTGGAGAACTCAGGGCGACCACGAGGACGGAAGAACAAAGTCGCTGCTAAGTGATTCAAGTACCCTCTGACCCGTCCAGGTCAGGGGGGATTATTTTTTCCATAAACTCCTTTGCCACCACCGCCACGCACAGCGCTTCTCTAACTGTATTGCAGGCTCCTGCTGATCCAGGAGACTGGACCATAACCAGACGGTAGCGATTAGTTTTCTGGCATTCCAGTCCTATAATCTCTTCCTTCATCTCCCATAAATACCCCTCCGGTAACATGGAGTCCAGGAAGTCCAGCAGGAACTTATCACTCATGCGCCGTTGCATAGGGGGACCAGGAAGGTCTTCAAACCATACCCGAATCCCACTTACTCTAACCTTAACTAGCTGCTCGTCATACATTTCATCCATTCCATAACTCCCTTTTCTTACCAGCAGTAACTAGCTTGCTGGCTGTTTCAGTCCATCTCCAACCTAGCTCTTTCCTGAGAGCCCTGATATCGTCACCAACGTTATAGGTTCTCTTTGTCCTTATGTGGGCATGGTATTTACACAGTATAGTCTCGGCTTCCTGAAGATTGAGACACCTTTCATATCGTGGAGGAGCCTTGTAACTTCCTAGCGGCCCAACGAGCAGCCAATCCACTGCCCAGCCTTCTACATCCTTCTTTGCGAATTGGCTCTCGGAGAATGATAGGTCCGGGTATTTGTGATTCCACAAATCTTGAGCACCTTGCTTGGGCGCATCTAGCATGTATCTGGCACAACCATCACTATTTAATCCGATCAAGTCCAGCCGTTCCAACATGTCCGCTGCCTTGAAAGCCGCCCACGGACCAAACTTATACCAACTACATACCTCATCCATAAAATCAGGTAGATACCAAAAGTAGTGATTGCACAGTTTGCCTATGCTACCTTTGACACCTTTATCCGAGAGCATTTCAATTGCTCTAACGGCATATTTACCGACGAAGTAACGACGGGCTACACCCCTGGGGAAAATCTTGGAGTTCTTAGCTGCTTCCAGCATACGCCTAAAGTAGTTAGAATCTAGGTCTGTCTCGGCTATCCAGGAGGCTATTCCCGCATGCGAGAAACACCAGTATGCCAATAACCATCGTTGGAGAAAGTCCTTCTTAAACTGGCAGTCCCAGAGAATTATGTACTCTGGATCAAAGATCCCCTGAGAGAAGAAGTTTTCTACCAAACTCAACACAATCCAACTTCGTCGTTACAATTTTGTCCATGTTTTCCTATTCACAATATCACTTACATTACTTGGGCTCGTGCTAAACATAAGACCTAACTCTGCAAGACTGTATTTCCTTATATGGTATAACCGTCTTAAGCTAAGCACCTCTGAGTTCGTAAGTTTTGCGAAGTTATTATTTTCTCCGTGTTTCGTGAATCCTGTATGCGTACCGGCTCTAACTGCGTCAGAGTGATTACCTTTTGGAGTATCCCAGCGAAGATTGGAAACTCTGTTATCTCGGTTGTTCCCATTACAGTGACAGACTTCCATACCTTCAGGTCTTAGCCCCACAAAAGCCGTAAGCACTAGATAATGGATATGGCGGAATACCTGCTTTTTCAGACTAGCATCCCATAGCCCCACCCTAAGATACCCGTCCTTATCCTCCCAAGTTTTTTAATACTTGGTTTACGGCCCGACTCCTTTTATAGGTTGTGACAACCATACCATCATCTCTAACTAGGTAGTTAGGGAACTCTGGGATTTTCTTCCATCGTTTATCTATGATTTCTAGAGTGCCTTGTCTTAGCATGGCTTGGTCCTGAGATAAGGTGAATGTAGTATACCCAACATCGACTCTAGCGGATTCTCCCAGCTCACTACCACTACCTTACGCCCAGCCTTGCGGAGTGTATCTATAGCGCTACGTACTTCTCTATCTCCTCTCGTGATATTCTCTGGCTTTATCTCACCATGTTTTCGTCCGGTAAGTGCCCGACGGTATATCACACGTTCTATGCACGCCTCAACCGGAGTATTAAGAAAAGCAAAGACCATACTATATCCCAGGCTCATACTGCTCTTCTCTATGTAGCCATTAGATGCCCGGAGAAAAGCAGATTCATAAATAACATCTCCGGATATTCCGAAGTGGCATACTTCCTCCCACAGTTTAGCCACAGTAATGGTGCCTTGCTCATACCGGCAGTACAGCTTCCCGTAGCGGTGTTTCATGCGCCACCATTTAGAGCCCTTATACTCTCCCTCTACTCCTTTGAACTTCCGAGCAAGCTCATGTACTAACCAGGTCTTTCCAGCGCCGGACGTTCCTCTCAGGGAAATTATCATCATTCACTCCCGACTCGTATGGAGAAAAACACGCCCAGCCATCTCAGCCTAAACCCATAGTTGTGGAAATAGGTATAATATTTAGGGATACACCATGTTTTCCAGCTTCGGTCTTCTACGTAGGCGCGTCCGTCAAACTCCACTGTTGGGGTGCACCTACGGATAGTAGCCGAGATTGTCATGATCCACCTGGGTATCGTTGTTTAGGTATTCCTCTTCCCCATAGAGTTTTATCATATTTACTCAGCTCACACAAACAATTCTGGTAATCCATCGCCTCTAACCTAGCAGTAATAGAGGAGGGGAGTCTTTCTTTGCATAGAGTAATTACCGCGACTAGCTCTTCAGTGAATTGTGCTTGTCCCATACGATATTCCAACGATCTGCCATGCAGAATATTCATTCCTTTTTTGCTCCCCGGCCCTATTGGCGCCCACCAGTTACGATCAGACCAGGCCCCACTCATCGCCCATCTAAGATCAGCGACTACCTGCCCTGCCATGAAACTGCTAAGCCCATAACAGCCCTTCAGGGATTCCACTGCACCTTTCATAGTATCCCCGGTGACTCTAGGAGGAGGATTGCGGTAAATAGGATCGCACACACGATCTATGACCGTATCAATCTTTCCCTCTCCTTTAATGTGCCCGGCTGGAATTATGTAAGCGGGATTGAAGATTCTCTGACCAGCACGCCTCATGTCCCACATCTTCTTCTTTATGATATTTGGAGTCCACACTGTGGGAAATCCGATGACTTCCAGGGTAGAAGGCTCGTTGATAAACCGTGCCAGGACACAGGCTAGCAGCATGTTCTCGTGGTTATAGTTTGGCTTGTACCAATTATTGTACAACCATTGTGATACCTTATCGTCCATGCGACGGACATTACAGAATCGGTATTGCTGGAGAATTGGGTCATCAGTATATGGAGGGGAGCCCCCATTTGCTCTCTTCCGGCGAATAGATTCTCTCTCTCTTATCCAGTAGAGGAGCCTTCCTTCTGCGGACCAACTCCTGATCTTATCTAACATGGGTACTCCTTATCATTCACGCTACTCTCTTCTTTCTTAGAGACCACGAACCTCCATCAGGAACATACTTTAGCGATACCCGGAGCGGAATTCCAATATCAATTCCCGACACCTCCGTGAGATACTTCAGCTTCATCGCCTTTGGTTTGTTTCCCTGGTTAGGTACATAAGGGAAATCAAACACGATCTCATCGTGGATTTGGAGCATCATGAAGTACTGTCGTTCCGGATCAATCTCATTCCAGTCATCTAACTGCCTCTGACAGCGAACCATTGCCTTGCTCGTACACCACATAGCTGTGGACTGTATATGGTAATTAAAAGGTACTGTAGGGAGTATCTCCCCATTGTCCATTCTGGAACATAGGATGGGGTAGCCGTGGTGAGGATTAACGGACTTGTCAGGTAAGGTTTCTACATACCCATGCTTGCGGGCGTACTCTATGTAGTACTGGTTAAGTTTCTCCTGTGCCTTGAATCGGCTGGCAATTATCTTCTGCGCGCCAACAACATGGTAAGCCCTATCAGCGGTCCCTGACGATTCTATAGCCCCATACTGCAGAGCGAAGTTACCATTCTTGGTCCATTGATACTTAGTGCTGGCGTACACCTCTTTCACCTTCACTCCATACTTCTCCCAATCCTCTGGGTGAAGTATAGAGAACACTAGTAAGTGTTTTGAACCAAAGTAGGGAGGGTCTTCAGGATGCTCGAAAAGGAAAATCATCTCCTCTTCTCCAGACTCATATGCCGGGATGCGCAGCTCTATATTCTCGTAGTCCATTGACCACCATTCTCGCCCCGGAGCCGGACCGAAAGCATATCTAAGACTAAACTCCTCTAGTTTAGATATGTTTTGGCTATTAGGATTTGAGCTTGACCAGCGGAGAGTATCAGAACCAGTTGGATTGATACTAGAGTGTAACACTCTCCAGTTTAGGTATTTAGCTCTATCAAAGTAGTTGTCAGGCTCTATAGGATAAGGCGTCCAATATCGACGATAACCCGCCATATAGGATAGGGATGTATCTCTATGTCGTTTAGCCATCAGACTAGTTATGAACTTGTGCCCGTCACTATTTTGAGGAAGTATCTCTGTATACTCAGTCAGTACCTCCTTTGCCAGAGTAGGATTGAAAGTCTTAGATTTCTTGGCGTATCGCGGTGGAAGTTTTAGAACATCGAAACAGAATCTGCGTAGTGAGTTGTTTGGGCTTGCACCCTTCGGCATATTAAGCTCATAGCCATACTTGGTGGCTACACCCAAACATATTTCACCAAACTCTTTGCTGGACCTGGAGAAATCCTCTTCCAGCTCATACAACCTTTCCTGGCTAATAGTCACTCCGTGTTGCTCCATCTCATGAGCAATAGGTACTAACTTCATCCTCTCTATGAATATCTCCCATAGTCCACGACGTTTGATCTCAGCTTGTTGTTGTGACCATATACCTACTGTTACAGCCGAGTCCACATTTGAGTAGTCCCTTAGCACCGTCTCAAATTCTGTAGGTGCCTTATCACCCAGGACTTGCCATACTGCTCGGGGAAGCCAGTAATCACACAGGCCCATGCTGCTGGTAGTACTAGGCAACATATTATCGCCTTTCTCAGCGATGCGCCAGCTACCTAGTAACTCTTTATTAGCTTTCAGGCGGCAAATCCGGCGGGCGTGGTTAACACATGCTTTCAGCTTCTCCTCATAAGGCTTTATGTTCTTTCCTAAATAGGTCATCGCTTGAGAGGTGAGGTCCTTCGGGCGGTTAGAAGCTAGTAGATGGGCACCCATCAAGATATCAGCGGTCTTCTTCCAGTACTCCTTATTCCATCTCACACCAATAGATTTTATAGCCGCAACATCGTACTTAGCATTCTGGAAGACGAAAGCAAAGTCCTCTTGAATCTTGACCGTCCAATCGTATTCCCGATTTAGATACTCTGAAATCTCCTCTATATCATCGGTAGGTATGATAGGCATCCTAGTTAAGGGATCTACATTCCATTCCCAGTGAATCTGCCGGTGGTCATGGCGACAGGTTGTGAGGAAAAACGGCCTACATCCATGTGAAATATCCAAACCTGTGCTTTCACTATCCAAGGCCATTACCATTATACGTGCCTCCACCCCTTGCCATTAACTAAAATAAGGGAGTCAGGTTTCCCCTATCCTCCGTATTACTGTGCCTAACCTTGCCCTACCTTACCGGAACTCACCTCAGCTTAGGTTCATCCTTATAGAGTTGATCGAACGGCACGTCCTTATACTTTAGCTTCGGATTGGTCAGATTATGCCCGGCGATCTTGGCAGCCTTGAGATCCACAGAATCAACCTCAATCTGAACAAATTTTGACGCCGGTTTCTTAGTCTTGGCATCGACGGGAAAGTAGTAGAAAACATCACCCTTATCCGGTGCTGTCAATCGGTCATCCTCCGCCATCTCAGGCTCTTCCCTACCGCTCATCTCAACGATCTTCTCGCCAAGAGCTGCCCAAGTTGGAATATCCGTGATTGTGGCATCATCGATTCCTATGTTGTGAGCCAGACTCTGAAGAGCAGATATAGCCTCATCGTCCCCTTCTTCCGCCTTCATGATCAAATCAGCCAGGTCATTCATGTCGGGAGTCGTACCACTTCCCACGTCGGTACTACCGCTTTCGTCTTCCGTGCCGGCGCCAGGATCAAAGTTAGTCACTTCCCCATTCTGCGCAGTGTTGTAAAGACCTTCCCAGGACTCGAATGAGCGCGGGTTAGGGAATTCCTTCGATACCCTGCCCTTACGAACATTGAACTTGAAAAATGGCTTTTCTTGGTTAAGTTGGCTGATAAGCGCCGCTAAATCCTCTATCTCCATAGAGTCATCAAACGTCTCAACTCCCATAAGTTTTCGAATTTCGTTACACATGCTACCGAAATGCTGCTCAAGCGTGGTCTTCTGACCTTTTCGGTCCGGCGTGTCACACAAGGGTATGGGAGCAATGCGAGTGTGTTTCCCTTGTACCTTCACCATGACTCCGTTTTCGTCTGGAACTTCTTTCGGGGTATGAATGACGCCCTCTCCATCAAAGAACCTCTTCCCCTTTAGTGGGCCGTTCTGGAACACGCCAAATCTTAACTGAACCAACTGGGCTACACCTCCCTCAATCGGAGGGAGTTGCGCAAACTTACTGTACTCAGTTTCCTCCTTCTTGGCGGAATTCCACGCCTTCTGCGCGCGAGCGCCCAAAGATTTCAAAACTTGTGATGTAGTTTCTACACCAGGCATGAGATAGCCTCCTTCAAAAACAGTTTAAACAGGTTGCAACCAAATGGAGCCTGGGGGATTTGCACCCCCACCCTACCGCAAGATTTGTGACGATACTTCACCGGGGTCTGACGCTGTATGACTTTTGTGGTCAGCATGTAAGCCGGATACCTACGTCTCTCTTATAAGTGGGTTACTATGCGGGCTGGAGACACCCAGCTCTTCGCGGCTCCAAGGGTGGTGCATCTTGCACCCATTATAAGTGTCCCTCTCCAAGAGTCCACTTCACGGCCCTCAAATTATCAAATCAATGGTTCTTTATCTCTCCATGACTTACTATCGTCAGCAACTTCCTCGCTTACTATCTCGTAATTAACGAGTCTGCATTTCCAGCCAAAATGGGATATCCATGTCTTATACTCTTCCATCCTCCTTATCTCCTTTATTATCTCATTATTAGACCCTTCCACTTCTATTGTCCAACGGACTTTCATTGTACTGCTCCTAACTGTCTCTCTACTGGTACGCCGTTACCGTCTGGAGAGTTATCGTGGATCTCATCATATGACCCGAAGATGCTCCATACACTTATTGGGCCAAATTGTCGTTCGATACAATCTCCGTGGTCCAGTACCCTAGTTGCTCGGCTGGGGTGGTAGGACTGACCAAATAGTTCCTTCCACTTTTGATGAATTCCAACATGCCCTTCAGTGTTCCTGGTGCAATCATCTTCTGACCATAGGACTTTGGCTTTAGTATTATACCCCATGTTTCTCCGCCTCCTGGACGAGAGCCGCAATTTTATCGTAAGATGGGTCCGAAATCTCTGGCGGCACCTTATACGACTTGGGCCTGCGGAACTTGGTCCCGTAGAGTTCTTGTTCGGTGATATGCATACAGAAT